CGGTAAACTCTGTTGCGTTTGCTATGGCTGATAGCTCATATTGATCGGTAGTATCACAGTCTATAACTGCTGTTGCGTCATCTGTTGTAGTTGCTACACGCTGAGTAATGCGTTTGTTGGTGAGGGTTGTAGTTGATGAGGCTGTTGGAAATGTATCAACATACGCTTTTATACTCTGTTGAGTTGCTAACTTTACTGCACTGTTACTACTCATGGTGTCCTCATCGAGTATTCCCGTAACGGCTATTGTTCCCCCTATGTTTACACTTGTTGCGGTTACAGCTCCATGAGTTCCATCTTGACCGTGTTCTACTAATCCCCAATCAACCATATCATTCCAATCTTGAGCGTTCCATACCATCTCTATAACTGCTCCTGCAGTGTGTGCCTGTTCGGTCGTAGAGTCTTTCCCACGTACGTATGAGGTGAAGTTACCACCTGATACCACGCCTGTTATACGTTCATTTTTAGTAGGGGTAGCAACTGCTCCTGAGTCTACTCGATCAAAAGTGAGCGTGATCCCAGTGTCAGTGGGTAGTCCTGTAACTGTTGCAGGGGTTATGGTATCTCCCGTACCAGTACCTATTCCTGTTGATAATGTTGTTGAGAAAAGAGATTTATATTTCTTTAATTTGTCTGTAGCTGCTGCTGCCATAATTGTTTAATAAATAATAAAATATTGTTCCAAGGCTCTAAAGTTTCCAGCTGCTGGGTGGATTTACTCTCAGAGCATTCCCTTGGAAGATAAAGCTCTGTAATACATAATCTGAGTCTAATGTGTTTGTCGTTAGTCTTAACTGAAAGTCACGTAATTTCTTATTGATTTTTATATACCGTGGATCTGATGAGTCTGAAAATGTAGTAGGTGTACCACCTGTAGACCCCATCAAAACATCTCCCATTATATCAAACCCTATCCCTGTCATCGATGTCTGAGGGGAAATAGTAGCTGATCCTACCGATGAGAATCCCGCACTCTTACTTGATCCCAAAACCTCAAAGTTGATAGCACCTCTTGGATTACCTAGTTTAATATATACCTTCTTTAACTTTAAAAAGTCTTTCCAAAGGTCTCGTAGTGGCCATCTTCCACTTGTATATGTTGTTGCAAATGCTACGTTCTGATCTCCTTGAATGTTAGGTGATAGCTCTATCATTGAAGTACCTGAAGGCGGTACTGTAAGAAAACGAGTAACCCCACCTGTATCTGTATATTCTATAAACTGTTTAGCTCCTAGTGACCAATCAACCACCCAGTTCAGTCGTTCTGTATCATAATAGATAATTCTGTTGTTTCCTGTTGCATTGGTTGGTACTGAGAAAAATACCTTAGCATCATAAAAGTATGCACAAACCCCACCTATAGCAGAACCTATAAGTGATCTGATATATGGTCGTATTCTTGAAGATAACTCGTTAGTACGTAAAATACCGTAATAATTCTTTTCTGGTCCTAGTGTAAAAATTCCTCTACGGTTCATAAACCATATGTTGTTATTGTCGGCAGTTACTGAAAGCTGACTATCAGTGCCGGATGATCCCACAACCTTTACAGCCGCGGGAATATCAATAACCGTATCACCGATCGTCAAACTTTCTATGCTAATCTGCCATACTGCACCCTTGCCCTCTGGTGTTGAACAAAGAACTGTAGCACGCCCTGTACCTGTACCTGTCTGATAATGTACTACTTTCTTGGGTCGTTCACGCCCTCCCTTTTCAAGATTAACCCATCCTCCATCGTAAAAGTCTGAAAATGCACCAATCTTTTGACCAGTGCCAGAATAGTACACCGTGTAAGGATTGTCGGGGTCATTGGTGGCCCATATCCTATTACCTGATATTTCCATTGACTTAAATTTAGGAGCAGTAGTTGTGTTTGATAGTGGCGGCTCAACATATGGATTTATAGCAACCGTTCCATCATCTATATATTTGCTTGCAGTTGATGAGTCTAATAAATTTTCATAACCTGTCCTGTCCGATACATATATTTGATAAGCAGTAGCACTGGCTACGGCGTTCCAAGTCCATGTTATGCTATCACCAGCAGTCCATTGTTCACGTGGTCTATTCATTCCTCCTGCAAGTGAAGCTTCTGTTGATCCCACTGTCTCACCTATGGTATTTAACGCCGTAACCTCTGCGTACATATTATAAATTCCTGATGCTAAACCAGAGGCGGTGCCAGCAAGCCCAGTAGGAGCAGATAACTCCGCATAAGTAGTAAGCACCGATCCATCATATCGAGCTAGAGCATCCGTTCCGTTTGCAATATATAAGTAGCCTGCAATCTGTATAAAGTAGCACTGCGTACCTACGGTAAAAGTAGCCCCTGTAACCTCTGAAAGAGCTCCCCCATCGGTAGACTTCCAACACTTACCATTAGCAATGGTTATAAGCTCTGTAGTTCCGTCTGTATTGACATATTCAGCCGCTCCGTCTACATTACCTTCATGTACGGCTCCGTAGGTATCCGACCCCCAGCGTGGCTTCCATAGACCGTCTTGTACTTGCATTAGGTTAGTAGCTTCCTTAGCCTCATTAGTAGCAATACGAGCTTCCTCAAGCACTCGATTTACTCCGCCGTTAAACTTCTTGATTTCCCATTCTTTTCGTACTTGATTTGATTTTCCTATAGCCCTTGTTTTTATTTTCATACACCGAATCCGTCAAGGCTTGATGATAGTACATCTTGCCCAATATCTATAACGTCAGCTTGCATTTGTTGTAATAATCCCTCTAATATCTGTCCTTCTTCGGTAGCCTCAGATAACTGTCCGTCTGATTTGTAAAGTCTGTGTAAAACGTAATGGACTATGAAGAAAGGATTTGCCATTTCAGTTGTTGACGTTGGAGCTGTAAAGTATGTAGCATTTCTATAATATTCGTATGAGATTGTAAGTCCTGTGGTAAGTGCTACATTAGGATTAAAATTTAGAGTATATCCTAGTGAGGCATTACCTGTAAAGTAACAAAATCTATCAAGAGAAGATCCTAGTTGTTGTACTTTAGTAAGCGGGATAACTACATAAGTAGCTACAATCCCCGTTGTGTCCGAGAGTCTGACGTATGAGCCAGGTTGTGGAGGAATACGCATGTCATCAGGAGTTGTAACGTCATAATCCCCAGCAGTAGTTGTCTTTGTACCAGTTGCAGCTGCCGATAGCTTAGTAAATAACTCAGGCCATAGCGTACCATCTACATACTCCCATCTAATAATTGCTGCTTTGCTTAGGTTACGTGCTGTAATGTATTCAGCTGATGTAGCCGACCATGTAGTATCATCATTCTCATACATTGAGTAGATTTGTTCTATTATGTCGGTCTCAGTTAGTGGGGCTATTGCCATAGTTTGATATAAATTGATATATTTTGATCCATAAAAAAAGGCAAGACAATTACGCCTCGCCTGACTGTTCACTTATTACAGTATAGGTTTAATACACTTTGTTACACTTTAACTCTCATTGTACGAGTTTTATTCCTTAATGTCAAATTAAGTTTCTTTTTATCTGCTACTTTGATCGTTGGCATCTTTAAATCTAACTTTGCTCTTGATACTGATCTAGCTGTAATTTTAGGAAAAGTAAGTTTAGTTAGTTTCTTTGCCTTACCTTTACTAGTAGACTTTTTAACTTTAGCCTTTAGATCAATAAGTTTTTGTAGTAATGCTTCCGCTTCTTTACCTGTTATCTTCTCCATCTCAAAGAGCTTCATAATCTTCTTATTCTCTGCGGTTATGGCACTATTAAACTTAGATACAAGTTTTTTATCAAGCTCCGTGTTACCTGTGAGAGTAGGATTTGTGATATCTACAAGTTCTATGGTTTTGACCTTCCCCTTGTCATCGGTATAGTCGTAGGACTTATCACTTACCTGTTTTTCCATTACATACTCCTTATGTGGATTCTTCTCAATCCATTCTTTCACTTGCTCTTGTGCTTCTTGTCTGGTTATCTTACCTGATTGCAACTCTTTAATCAGTCTATTGTCATTTTTAGTCTTAGCCTCGTGCCATTCTTTCGGTACATACTTCAAGTTTTCTTCTGAGTTGTCACCACCAAGCCCAAGTGGGATAATGTGATCTCGCTGTAAGTTAGGGTCTTTTTCTTTGTTTAAAAAGTCTTGACGCTTTAGAATAACTGCATTACCTCTAATCTTACGCAATTCTTCTTGAGTGAATATTGCTTTAATGGTAGTTTCGGGGTCTTTTGTCATACCCTGAGCTGCAAGCGCTATCTTGTCGAGAATGTTTTGTGGCTGATCTTTAGTGTCTTGAAAAGAAACCTTTTCAGATTGAAGAGGTACGTTAGGTACACCAAGTTTTTTACCAGAATAACTAATTCCCTTAGTGTCAAATCCTTGATCTCTTAATTTAAATAAAACACCCTGTCGTTCTTTATCACTTCCCATACCCTTCAGGTAATCTCTTATTATTTCTTTCTGCTCTTCACTTCCTGTTTCATATTTTTTAAATGAATTAAAAAACTCATTCTGACCACGTTTTATCACTGATTTTTGAGTTTGTTCCTCTGATTGTGTTTTATAAAATCTATTCGAAAATGGTACCTCTGATGCTTTTAGCTCTGTTCCTTTTATTAAAGAGGTTGAAGTATTGACGACTCTTGTCGCAGCCTTGCCTATTCCACCAATATATGCTCTGTATGCGTATAGTAAATCGTTCGGGGATATATCAATTAATCCACCACTTGCCTTACGTGCGCCTTCTGTAGTTTTTATAGCTATTCTTCCTGATAATGTTTTATCCGTATCTGCAAAACGTTGTTCAACATTAGGTAAGCCCTTCAACCAGTCTGGTTTTATAATTCCACCACTCCACGACTTATTTCTTGCTAGTTCAAGTGGAGTGTCCAAAAATGTAGGAGTAGCAGAGGACATAATATCTTCACCCCCCGCAGGATTATATGCATCAAATGCAGATGAGGCTATCTTAACAGCAGCATCTCCTAAATTACTTGTATGACCAGATGATATATCGTAAGCCACATCTGACGCAACTTTTAATGGTTTAATGCCCCATGAAACAGGTATAGTTATGTACTTAGACCCTTCTTGTGAAGGAAGCATAACAACCATATTTGAATTTCTATCCCATTCTGTTACCTTATCTCTCCAATCAGGATCAATCATATCATTCCAATTATTTGTTGCAAATACTGATGTGCCGACCATAGTCACTACCGTAGCTGCGACTTTAGGATTTTTCATTGCCTTTAACATTTTGGTTGACCCTTGTATAGAAGCATTGGAGAACATATACAAAGAGTTTATAATCGGACCCCCCGTACCTTTCTTATTGAAATTAACTGTGGCATTTTTAGCAAGTGACGCAGCCTGTTCACGACTCATACCATTTTCTAAGGCTTGTTTGTAGACTGAAAAACGTGTTGAGTCCTCAAATACCGTGTTCCATTTATCAAAGCCCTCAAGTATGCCTTGCGCTGCTTGACGAGGTTTACTTTTATTAAGTTTCGTTATAGCCTCCAAATCAATCTCTACCTGTTTACGAGTAGATAAAGCCATGCCACCAGTAGTCCCACCATCAAGTTGCATTTGCTTATATAGTTTTATATCAGGTGAATCTTTCCCCATGATTGCACCCATTATTGTTTTTATACTTGCAGGTGTTTTTCCTAAAGTTTTTGCTGTTCCTGTAAATCCTATATCCTTCTGTGAAGCCATAAATACAGCCATTTCTTGCGTATCTCTGATTATGTTAGATGCCGCAAACTCAGGGTTAAATCTTGTATGCAGACCTGAATAAACTCTTGTAAATGTATTTACAAACTTAAATACAGAAGGTAACCTTTCGTTTCCTATCCCTTGAAAAGTCTGTGCTAATTTTGGATCATTTATTTTTAGATATATTGGTTTTCCATCTTCCATAATATGTAATACTTGAGGGTCTTTGACCTGTTGCGTTATAATCTTTCCATCAAATGTCTTGCCTATTGCCCTAGGTCGTATCTCCTCAAATACTCCAAGCTGTTTATTAGCACGAGCAAACTCCAAAGTTGCAAGATTGACACGATTTTTCTCTGCTCTAACTACTGCTGCCTCAAGGTTAGAAGCTACATTTGTAAATATATCCGCAACTTCAAGATCAGACCCTTTAGCTCGTTTTATCCCAGAGCCTTTGACATTAAATCCTTTATTTGTCAATACATCGACAATATCATCCGCATCATTTATTACACGATTTAAGGGTACATGATTTTTATATTTCGTACGTAGTTGATTGTATAAATCACGTCCTATCACCCTTTGTTCAAGAAGAATATCAAGAGTTTGTTTATTCATATCCTGTATAGTGTTTGCTATGCGCTTGACTTCTTTTAAGTTCTTCAAGTTTTTAAGTGTCTCTGTTGCCTGTTTATTAGTCATACCAGCAGCGCCATCGCCAAGGGCGGCGTTACGCTCTGGAGCATGGGTGGCTTGAAGGTACTTATTGACATTTTTTCTCAAAGTGGCATCAGGAATATTTAGTTTTTTAGATGTTGTAATCATATCCTTATCTATATCAGATAAAGATGATTTGATATTCTCTATTCTTGCACCTACTCGTCCATGATAGAGTTCTTCTTTCAAGTATGGGTTCGCTTTGTCGGTTACTTTTACACCTTTTTGACGTTGAAGGTTTTTTGCCCGTATCCAGTTATCTTGCACCACTTCTCGTAATTTGGTAACAATTCCAGAAGGCTTGACGCCCGATATATCATCTTTTATCGGATTATTTGTTATACTCTTTTTTAATGTGGTACGAGAACTCATTACTGGTGTACTTTTTATACGGGGTGTATTTATTGGTGTTTTTAATACTATTGGGGATAATGACATAGTGTCTACTTTCTGCATGGTGGATTTGGCTGGTATTTTTTCAGGAAGGGTAGCCTTATTCCATATGTCGGTGAGTTGGGATGTTTTAGGAGAATAACTAAAGGTACTCGCCATTGATAAAGATGGCAAAGTTTCTAGGTCTTTTGGAAATCTCAAATCTTTCACCTTCGCAGTATAGGAATAAACTTTCCCTCCATTCTGTTTCTTTATATCATTGGCATAGGTTTTGTCAGTTGTCACCCAATCCCCATCGTTTAATTCATTCTTGGGAGAGGCACGATAAATAGTTACTTCTGCATCGGGGTTGTTTTGTAGCTTTTCTAATCTCTTTAGATCTGTCAGATTATACTTATTAAGATAGCCATTTCTTGTTCGTATACCCTCTTTTAATGTCGGCATATCAATCTTATCTGCCGTAATACTATCAGATAGTCCCAATTGATGTGCCGATCTATAATCCTGTTTAGTCTGCCCCTTCACAAACTCCTCTGCACTCTTGTACTTTCGAGCCTCCACCTTCAAGGCTTCTGTAGGGTCTGTTTTAGGCTTCCCTCCTATAATCTCATCTGGTTTGATGAAGCCTCTATTATAATCTCCATCTCTAGGAAGACCTAAAGATTCTCTCATATCTCCATAAAATGGAGGTTCTTTTTTATTCTTTTTATTTTTACCAGCAAATCTTCCTACTTCATCTCTAACAAATGTCTTAACAGCTTGCGTTGCCTCTTTGTCTATTGCTTGAGGATTTACTTTTTTATATTTACTAATAAGCCTACCAAATTGTTGACCGATTACATATCCAGCTCCAATCGTTACTCCTCCTAATGCTGCTCCTGCTGATGTGCCAATAACTCCACTGGTGATACCTTCTTGAAGCTGTTTAAATAAATTTTCAGCATTACGACCATCTGACAACCCTTGTAATGCACCGCCTACTCCTCCGTATTGCGCTCCTGTCTTTGCTCCTTGTTTTATAACCTCTTTAAATAATTGTTTTCCTCCCTGTTCAATTGCTGTTTTACCGAATCCAAATACTTTTCCACCACCATAAGCATCAAATACTGGTAATACACTACCTGCTACATTACCTATGACTTGTTGAGTGTTAGCGTTATTTCCCATTATGTTATAACCTAATCTAGCTTGTGATGATCTTAAATTCTTATAATTTGGATTACTTCTACCTCCAAGTGTGCGACCTGCCATATTAGCTATATCAAGCGTAGGATTAACTATACCTTTATTTATTATGCTATCTGCAACACTAACTCCTATATTAGCAAGACCTGTACCTGCACCAGCTATAAAGTTTGAAGCCTTGTTTTGTAGTTTTGGAGCTTGGAATTGACCAAACTGTACAGGTTTAGGAGATTCTAGAAAGTTTTGTGCAGCTGCAAATGGTTGTAATGCAGCACGATACATATTATTAGCCTTATACCCAATTGTCTGTGTGGGTTGACTATATTGAGGAACAGGAGACATTACCTTAGGCTGTATAGCATTACCAATATCACTCAGAGTCTGAGGGACACCACCCATCATTTGTTTGATCTTATCGACCAAACTGGAAGATTTATAAGCCATAATGTTTTATCCTATTAAATTTCCGAATGCGTCTCGTTTTTGTGAAGATGCTAGACTTCCACCTGGTACATAACTAGTCTGGTTACCGTCTGCTCCATAGTTTATTCCTTGCATCTGACCTGTCTGGATATTAGGATCACCCATTGTAGTAAGCTGTGCGAGGTTGCTTTTAAGTTCTCCTATTGTTTTAGAGTTGCTTGCTGCCCATGACATAAGGGTGTTGTTTTTGTTCTTATAGTCTGCATCAGCTTGCATAAGAGCTTGTTGAGCGTTCTGTAATAGCTGTGTAGAAAGTGAAGCAAGCGACATCCCTTTTTGTAGTTTCCCTTGAGCCTTAGCTTGTAGGTAACCATCAAGTTTATCTTGAAAGTATTGCGCTACTTGGATAATGTTATTATCACGCTCCGTTTTTAATTTTGATATCTCTTGTGTAACAATGTTATTAACCTTTGCTTCACGATCTGCTATATCACCTTCTAGGCTTCTAGTTTGAGAAAGTACATCGGCTCTTTGCTTACTAGCCATCTTTGTTATGGCGTAACCGGCTTTGCCTGCCGCACTTGAGTCTCCTGCTCCTCTAATTCCAAGTACCGTATTAGCTGTTCTAAATAGGTTTTGTATATTGTCTCCAATGTCAGTTAATGATTTTACCTGTTGTTCCCCAACCTTACGTCTTGATGTGGCAAGATCCCCCATACTTGATTCTTTTTGTGCATTTATATCAGTTAAGCCTTGATTGTAAGAATTGTTAACAATTTGCTCTTGTCCTTTTTGTTGATTAGGCACTCCACCTATCATCTGATCTAGAGATTGAAAGTATGAGTCATATCCTTGATTTATAGCACTTTTAGCTTCACTCTCATATTTTGATGCTTGAATATCTTGTGCTGTAGGCTCTTTTGTCCATGACTTACCGTCCCATCTGAATCCACCTACAATATCGCCTACATTAGAGCCACCTGACGTTGGTGCATTTGATTGAGGAGTTGGGGTAGGTACAGGAGTGAGAGGTTTTAAATTTTGATTATAGACATCGCTTATATTTGAAACTCCAATAAAATTATTTGAATTATCAAAAGTTGCATAATCGTTATTGTATCCAAGACCAGGACCTATTACTTGATTAGGAGTTGATTGTAAAGCTCCTGAATACTTTGTAGGAGTAATAGCCGGTGTAGGGTATTTTGTAGCCATAGTATTTGTAGAAATTAATAAAAATAGTAAAAATAATAATAAATTTTTCATAAAAAAAACCTCTCACTTAAATTTCAAGACAGCATTACACTAATCTTGAAGTCTAAACAAGAGGTTGATCGTTCGTTCCAACGAATGTTACTTGCGTATCTTCTGCTATTAAATATATCAGAGCATGTCTACTTGTCAAGCACTTCTTTTATCATGTCGGCGTAATCCTTGACGTGTTGCTGTATTTGGTGAGGTTTCATACTTTCAAACGCCCGTTCTCCCATTGATTTGCGTAGTTTTGCATCTGTCATCATCTTCTCTATTGCGTTATACCACTCATCCTCAGTCTCACATAAAAATCCATTCTCACCATCGTATACTAACTCCTTATATTGTCTGATCGCTTGCCAGATTCCAGGTATTTTATAGCTACTAGCTTCCAAAAACTTAGTATTTGATTTTGATTTATTATATATATTGACATTCATCGGTACTAGCATAAAGTCAGCATCATCCATATACGCCTTCTGTTTATCTATCCATTTGAGAACATCTGTATCACCAAATCCCTCTGTATACCTAGCTCCCCACTTATTCTTAAACTCTGATACAAAAGCTCCAACTGTTGTAAAGCTAAAGTTAGGATATCGGTACATAATCCGGTCCATTGCGGCAACAAAAGGCATTGAGTATAAGCTATTAAAGTGAGTAGATGATCCAAAGTGTATTGCTTTGTAGTAACCACGGTCTTTGAACTCACATCTGTGGTTGTAGGTATCTAGATTGATATAGTTTGGTAGTACTGTGATCTCTTTTGATTTCTTTATGGTGTTTGCCATTATAGAGTTTTTCAGGTGCTTATTTGTACAAGTTACGTGTGCAACATCGCCTGCTACATCTGTTACCACAGTACGACCCCATGAGCCACTCTTGAAGATGTCATATGATGTATTATCACGTGTTAGATTCCATAAATCATCATCTATGTCTAGTATCAGCTTCTTATTGTACTTCTGAGCCATTAGCCCCATTACAGCATACCCCATGTCGTTTGTTGTGTAGTTAAAGTACACCACATCATACTCTTGGAAAATATCACGCCAGTCAAATGAGACACCTGTACTAGGATCGTATACGTGTACATCAAATTCATATGTATCGTCTTTATATCCATGTAGTGCCTTCATAGGCTGTAGGATACGTAGGAAATCAACACCTGATACACGTTCAATAAAAGTGTGAGAACCTATGGCAAAGACACGTATTTTTTTCATGCTTGTGTAGTCTCTATGAACTTATCCAACTTCTTACTAAAAGTTTCAATCATCCCCTCATAGTGATCTCTAAACTCACTTACGAGTAGCTGTTTCTTCTCATCAGTTATTCCCAGTCCATTCATTCCTGTCTCGTACTTCATCAAATCTTTTATTCCAAAGTCTCCGTAGTATTGCACTCTACAACCACAAAGCCTAGCAATATCCATCATGGCAGATAGTCTATCATAACAGTATAATACCTTGCATTTGTTGAGTAGGTCTGCAAGCGCCTGTTGATCTGTTGCAAATTCACGGGTAATCTCAATTGAATCTTTAGGATGCTTAAATTGGTTCTGACCTTTACCTACTAAATAACAGGTACGTGTACGCTTCTTGTCTTGATCGAAAAAGATATGGAGGTTTAGGATCGGTAAAAAAAGGATATGATCATCATCAACACCAAAGGTGTCGTATATATTACTAAACACGTAAATATGGTCACTTGTTGCCTTTATTTCCTCTGTACTAGGGCCTGTTACCCCATACATTGCCATTAGAGCAGGTGTCTGTAATACGTAGCGTACTACCTTAGTACCTTCAGCTGGATTGCCTGAGTATATCTCTGGGTATACCGCAATAGACTCAGTATTGTACTTGGCGTTCATATGTACTATCTGTCCTTTAGTTTCGAGCCAGCTCCTAAGTCCGTACATTACACGGATTCCTCCAGACACAACAGAATAAGGTGGGGCAATAATAGAATAGGGTTTATTCATACTCCTGTATATCTAACTGTTTGACCGTAAAAGCTAACATACTGCATATAATCAACTACCTCTTGTGGGAATCCTAGCTCACGTGGTGTAGGCTTTATAACGCCACCTTTTGCCATGTGATAAAGATGTACTTGTTCATCTCTACACATGACCTTATCTCCTTTCATATAGAACTCACTTTCACGCCCTAGTGACTTACAGCCATAATAACCTTTGTCTTTATCAAGTACTTTGAGCTTCATATAAGGTAAGTCGTTATAGATGACAAGGTTCATTATATCGTTCTCTTTACACTTGTACTTCATAGCATCTTTGTTAGCTTTTTCCCACACATCCCAAAATTTAGCGTTCGTTGCTGCAACGAGTCCACCTTGTAAGAACATATCCTCTGTAACATTCTCTACAGATGTATTCTCGTAGTCGTTCTTGTTTATAGGACATGCTATCTCATAATCTGCCTCTAGTATGCTGTCGCATCTATCAAGGAATATATGATCTGCATCAACATTAACCACACAGTTGTAATAAGGTGTAAGTAGTTTTGCAAATGTAGGCTTTGCCATGTAGAAGTTTATATCTTTCTCTTTGAATATCTTATCAATCATATTTTGCCTAAAAACTACGAGATCGATTTCAGGATGGAAGTATTTAAAAGAGTTGATCATTTGAGGAGTACCAGCAGGGTAATAAAATCTGTCGTCGACTATACTGAAAAAAACTATACTATTTTTCATAATTATCTATAAAAGTATCAACATCTTTAAAAGCACTCATACGCTGTTTAATTGTTTCTTCATCCCAATCCCACCATTTAATTTGCTCAAGTTTCCTAATCTCCTCAGTAGAGAAGCGGAAGTATTTAATAATAGCAGGATTACCCGCAACCATTGCATAAGGAGGAACATCTTTTGTAACGACGCTGTATGCTGCAATTATTGCACCATCTCCTATGTTAATACCGTCCATTACCTTAACTTCTCGTCCTATCCATACATCATTGCCTATTGTAATCATCCCATCTCCTAGCGGAAAGTTATATTCGTCTAGTCCCCACCTAGTACCAAATGGGTAATTAGACACAAGCGATCTGTTTTCAACGGATGGGTGATTAAGATTATAATGAGGATAAAAACCCTCACTAATAGAACTGTAATTTCCTACAATTACATGAGCATCTTTGTAGTCAAGAGGCTCTGATATATATGATTGTTTACCTATTTTCACCTGTAAAACAGAACTACTATTGCGCTTGATGGGTATCTGCGTGCTTTGTATCCTAATGTTCCCATATACTCAACAAGCAAAGTCCAAGTATCAAAGTGAAATTCAACCTCTATAGAATTGATCTTTGGAGCTACTTTTTTGAAGCCTTCCGAGCGTAAGATCATGTCCTCTGCTCCTTCTACATCAAACTTGCAGAAATCCACCTTATCAATTTTATACTTCTTAAATAACGTATCAAATGCCATGGTCTTTACCATTTCGCCACCTTGACCATATTGACGAATGACTGAATGACAAGTGCGGTTCTGATCTAACGTATTAAGCATCATTTCGCCATCTTTATCAGCAAGTGCCACGTTGACAAGTTCTACATTATCCCATTTGTTATGATCCTTGTTAGCTTTCAGAGCCTTGAAGTTTTCACTAGATGGTTCTACCGCCACAACACGCTTTGCATGTTCTCTGAAGTATTTAACAGTGAGTCCTACCTGCGCTCCAATGTCAAGAATGACCATATCAGTACGCTGATTGACTATGTCTTTATATAATCCTTCAAAATATATCTCTCTCCATATGTATGGGAGGTATAAACTATCAAATGGAATCGCCTTACCGTTTATATCTTCTATTGGATAGAAGATTGCACCTAAGTTGTTTTTCATATTATTTTTTACAGGAGTATGTTTAATTATTACATCTTTAATATCGGGGTTAACTGGGCTTGTGTGCTCCCATCCTCCATCAACTTTATAACCGTAATTTACAAAACCGCTCTTATATTCGAGCTTCTCTAGTTGTTTATTTTTCATAAAATAATATAATTTGTAATAAAATTATTTTTTAATCCCAATTTCTCTTAATAAACCATCTACTTTCTCCGAAGTCCATTTATCTACATATGGTTGAGCCTCTAATACATTGGCATACGTCTTTCTTTCAATCACAGTAATTAAATGCTTATTGATTATTTCTTTAATCATGTCGTTTACACGATCTTCTTTTAACAAATTTTCAACTACCTTTGCAATATCTAACTGCTCAAGTTCAAGTTTCACGTCGCTCATTATTTTGCTTATTACAGCTTCTTCAATATCTTTATACATATCATCTTTTTAAACTTATAAAATAGGAATGATTACTACACATCTCTTTTACAAGATCCGGTATTTCTTCTTTTTTAGTTGGATAAAAGCAGATTATGTTTTTCAAAGGTTTCAAAACATCCTCTACTCCTGTTGCATCGTGACTAAATCCATCATGTTTATAGTCGTCGTCACGACCTGAGCCTACAAGTTTAATAGGTATGTTTTCATGGTTAATATAAGTGTGGATAGTCTCAAATGCTCGGTATATCAGGAAAGGTGTAATTGAGTACACAAACACTTTCTTACCCGATAATGCCATCCCGACTGCTATATCCATACCTGCCTGTTCACTAGCACCCACGTTAAAAAATCTATCGGGGTAATCTTCTCGTATCTGATCCCACATACCCATACCTAGATCCATCGTAATAAGCACGATATCAGTATCTATGGTCATTTGTTTGTGAAGTTCTTTAGCGAATAATCTCCTCATATTCCTCCTTGCTTAATACTTTGTAATGAGCCTGTAAGCCCTGCATATAATCTGGGTAATCAAACATATTGTGTTTAACCATGAGTGTTGGATAGAAGTCATTGATACGAATATCTAAGTCCTCTACATCTACCTTGTCATAAGCTGAATAACCGTTTGCAATGAGTGCAATATTCAAATTCTCAAGCATATTGTTACGTGCTATGGCTAGTGCTTCCCAGAGTGAGCCTTCTGCGGCTTCTCCATCTGATATGGTGCAATATACCTTCTTAGAACGGTTAGCAAGTGCCATACCTACTGCAATACCTATTCCATGCCCTAAGCTACCAGTAGATGCCCATATACCATCCTTCTCGTCACGGTTTGGGTGTACTCCATGTTTGAGGAGTAACTTCTCTGCATCCTGCCCCTCGTACTTTTCCAAGACTACATAGAGCGCCAGTCCTGCATGACCATTTGATAAAATGAACGGTTCATCCTTCTGTTTAACTGAGTAGATACGATCTATGGTATTGACTGAGGCTAACACCGAACCTATATGGCTTAATTTGTGTTTATATGACAGATCAATAATCCTTTTTTCAAGTTTATTTAACATAATTTTCTACCATACTTTTAATAGAGTCTGCTACGGTACGTTTAGGAGCCCATCCGTACCCCCGTGATCTGTAATTAGTTGATACCCAGTATTCATTATCATAAGGGCGAAGATTGTTAACTAAATTAACATTTGCTTTTTTACCTGTTACTTTCTCAACTAACGCTAATATCTGTGAGTTTGAGTATGATGTGCCAGTACCGAGCTCATAAATACCCCTTGCTTGATGCTCTGATAAGTTTATGATCCCATCTACCACATCTTCTACATCTATATAATCGTGCGTGGCATTTGGTACTAGATTGACTAATTTACCTGTCATACATGAATCAATAAGTACAGGTATCAAGTGCTTTGGATTGTCAGAAACGCCCGTTATAGTGTAAGGGCGAATTATACAGATTGGTTTGTTGTACTTTTCCATATAAGACAAAAGTACCTCCTCAGCGGCACGTTTTGAGCGACTATACATTGTTTGTGTTCTCAATTTGACGGAGGAGGTACTTATGAATACAAAGGACTTAAAGTTATATTGTACTGACTGATTGAGTATGTGAATAAGATCAAGGACATTAGCCTGCATGATACTTTGGGTGTCTGTTTGATCTATGATATTACCGTATGAAGAAAGGAAGTACCCGTATTCAAAAGGTAGTAGTTTAATTGATCGAATATCTTCGTGCTTAATAGCTAATGTTTCACCATCAAGTTTTTTTATTAAATTACTTCCTAAAAATCCATGTGCGCCAGTAATTATGTTTTTCATAAACCTATATAAACCTATATAAACCTATATAAACCTAATGATTTAAGTATATCAGACTATAATTTAATAGTCAATTACTGTTTCTTACTTACCTGAATACTTCCTTTAAATATAATCCGTCCATCATCCCCTAAGCCAAATTGTGGCATAAGAGCAATAGTCAGACTTTCCTTCTCAAGAAATTCCTCCAGCTTTTCAGCCCACGTATCACCTAACTCAAAATGATCAACTATATATGGATGATTGTTTTCTTTTGAGTATTCTGTATATGGTACATCAACATCAGTTACTTGTACTCCTGCTCCATCTCCTGACTTTTGAGGTACAGTATTTTCAATTTTCTCTGGTACTACCGCCTCTCTATATACATCATTGGCCATATTTCGCCTTTCCTTTTATATAATCGTGTACATCTCGGATTTCCTCTTTATCCCCTCTCCTGTGTGCTCTAACTAATGCCTCTCTCATTGATCGTATTGATCCCGACTCTCCCTTAATGGATTGAATAGTAAACCTAATATTCTCCCTTGTATCAGGATTAGTTTCACGCTCTAGTAAATCGTATAGCTCCTTTATGTCTTCTGTTCTACCATTTGCCATATATAATCTAATTTTTTATGACAACATTTACAAACTTCCATCCATGTTGTCCTATCCTTACATATCTTGGTTAGTGGGGGGAGTTTGGTTTTATCCATATCCCCCCATTTTACCCTACCCTTTGTCAAACATCAATAACTAGGAGTTATCGTCATGATGTGGGGGTTTTTGCAACCACAACCCAATCTGCGTTGAGGATTTTAGTAGCATAAGAACCTGCCCACGAGATTTTACTAATTCGTCCTGCTGGTGAACTTCCGTCCACTATGTTTGGAAGAATGTAAAGTCTTGGCTTGTCCCCTTCAAGATCATAACATCCAAACGCATCTGCGCCATGAACGTATGTATTGAAAGCGGCAACTACAGATGCTTCTGAAGCTGCTCCTACTGAGGATGCTGCGTCTTTATTCAAGAGCCAACGCACTTGATAAAGTTCACCCATTTCACCTTTGTAAAGGTCTTTTACATCGGAATAGGTTTTTGCATTGATCCATGTCGAATCACCCAAGAGCTGATACTTCGCTTGTGGAGTTGTTTTCCCCATAAAGTAGCCATCTTTATATTCCCGTGCTCTGTTTAGTTCAAGAGTTCGTGTGATCCCTCGTACCATAGAAGCTGAGAACGTGTCAGAAGCTGCATATGTGGAAGTATTCTTTCCATTTGCAAAATAAGCCGTTCCATTGTTCAATTCGTTAATTGTCAAACGGTTAATACTTTCTCCCATGTTTTGACCAACAAGTGAAATTTTTTCTCTCATTCCACTGTCAATACCAACAAGGGTTAAGAACTTAGACGTTTGAACTGTTTGACCATACTCTGAAAGTGTCATCGAAACCGTACTAGCTGTGATGTTGCTGATTGATGGATTTGATCCTTCACCCAGTGGAGTGGTGTTAATTGTTAGAGGTGTGTACCTTGTGAAATTAACAGTTCGTCCTTCACCAGTGCTATGAGTTCTCATCTGTGCGCCTTCTTTAGCGACATATTCGTACTCTGCACGTTTTAGAAACACTTTTTCGTAGTATGTGCTAACCTCTGGTGAGAGGGTCGCTGTCGTATTTAAGTCTGCCATACTAATAAAAGTTAATGTTTAATGCACCGTTTCAAGCTCTTGTTCCATTTCTTCAATGGACTTATCTTGAAACTTCTTTTCGTTACCTTTTATATTGCTTGGTCTCAAGGTTGCTTCAGTAACCTGTTTGGCTATCGTTGCTTTCTCTTGACCTACAGCCCTTTCAGCTGCTTTCAAATACGGCTTCATGTACTTATCAGTTAATTGCTTAACTGAAAGATTAGGATTCATTCTAATCTCGTTATACACGGCACTCGTAATAGCTTCGTTAACATCAGGATCAAAAGCGTCACTATTGGAGTCAAGTTCTGGATAGAACTTTTGAGCGTCTTGTGCCTCGGATTTAATCCGATTCACTGTGCGTTCTTTTTCTACTTCAAGTCGTGCGATAGTTCTTAGATCATCTATGGTAAGTTCTTTTTGACCTCCGTCGCTCTCTGGTTGATAAGGATTAACATCCTCTTGTTGAGATCCTGCGGTAAGTTCTTCGAGCTTACTCGATAAATCTTCTACCTTAGCTTTATAATCGTCCCTTTCATCCACTAATTTGTGGATGCGCTTTTCAGCTCCGCTAACTTTTTTTTCACCTTCCGTATCTGATTCTTCAGTAGATATTTCAGTTTTCTCTGATTGTACCGATTCGTCATCAACTTCCAATGCTTTTGTTTCTACAGTCGGCGTCTCTGTAGGGCTGTTATCTTCAGCCTTTGCGTTTATCGCCTGCTCCTCTTTTTCTAAATCATCCATAATGTGAGGTAAATAATAATCAGAGCTACACGCCGCCCAGCTATGCGTCTAACCTTAATGAGCTACATTAAGTTCAGACCTCAGCTTAAGTATTGGTCTACCCTCTTTATCCTCGCCTACCATTATCTTTTCCATTCCTATAAACTGTGCGTGTTGTACTTCACATGATGTACAAACAAGATAAATTCCTCGTTGTTTATATCTACAATCTCCTGTTGCACTCCATTCAAACTCCTTTTGCAACACTTCGCCATATTCTTCTACTTCATCCTTATTCTCTTTCGGCTTTGGTTCTTTCATTTTTAATTATGTCTTCAACTACTAAAGCCGAGTCCTCTACCTTATTAATAATAGAATCCAAAAGCTCTTTCCCTAGTACTGAGAATGTTGCATCTCTTTTTATCTGGTCATCGGATAGTCCACCTAGTACTGCTTCTGATAATCTTTTATCAAGTCCTATCTTCATATTGTCAATGTGCGCTCTTAAGACTTCCCATCCTGGCATTCCAGCTAATGCAAATATCTTTTGATCCTCAGGATCTACACCTGATTTTTCAGCGTCATCTAAATCTTTACGCTTCCAAATCTCTCTAATATCGTCATAAGCCTGTGGCTTAAGTGAACCTTTGCTTGCCATAAAATCCTATATAAACTATTAACCTTGTCTCATCCCTTGAATCATCTGTTGTAATTGCTGTTTGCTTTGTTCTACTACCGCTTGGTCATCCTGTGGTTGTCCTTCAACAGACATTAGTTGTCCTTGTTCAGGTGGCATTTGTTGTGGAGGTTGTCCGCCTTGGTCAGGTGGAATTTGTGAGATATCCCCTCCATCTTGTCTCATCTGTCCTACCATCTGTTCAAACTGATCTTGAAACTGTTGTACTATCTCGTTGTCTTGTTGAGCGCCTGGTGTATCCATGTCTTGAGACTCGACTATCTCATCCCAGTTTGCAATATTCTTTGATACAAGTCCTTCCATTAGTTTTGTAAAGTTGATAGTCGTTCCCTCTTGCTTTAATCTTTCTTCAAGATATGGACCTGTCTGTGGATTTAGAAGTGGAGCTGCAAACGCTTGTAAGTTATCCATCTGCTTCTGTTCATCTACTGCAAAGCTAGATCCCGATACCAACTCGTAGTCATACATAACCGATCCAGTCTTGCCCTTGCTGCCTTTTTTAATCTTTAACTTTCCTGTTTTATCGTCATACATCTCTGCAATATCAGGGTATTGATTTATGAGTTTTTTTATCTCAGGCTCAAACATTCGTATTTCAATAGTTGAGGACTGCTTATTATTAAGCATGTTAATGAATTTCTTATTTACCTGTGTGATATATAGATCAACATAGAACTTATCCCATGCATCTCTTGAGTTCTCCCGTGCTGCTTGCTGTCTCAATGCCTCAGGAGTCTTACCGAATGTACTATCAATTTCTGCGGATACTGTTGTGTCTGTTGTACCGAATAAGTTTTGTAGTGAGGCATTGGCAAGATTGTATATAGCTTGATGTGTCTGCATACCTGTGGGGTTCATCTCGAGTGTCTTTGCTACGTTGTTTATATTGCCCCTAGTTAGCCAGTTAGCTCCAGGTTGTCTCTTAATCGTAGACTTAACTATTGCTTCCTGATTAATTACAGCTATAGGGAATAATGAATACTTAGCACTATCAAGTGCCATGTTCCATGAGCTATTTACTGCAAGCTGCATTGACTTACCACGCTCAGCATCTCCCATAGCCATAAAGTCATCCATTAAAGGAATACTGTATTTGTTTACGATAGGCAACTCCCCATCGTCGTTAGGATTCTTACTATCTTTTAGTATTTCATAATCACACTCAGGTACTACATAAGTCCATCTATCACGCTCATACGACATGAGTATCTCATGGTAGCCGCTATTCTTATTTGCTTGCTGATCTGGGTACTCTGATATTTCACGTGTAGTCTTTTGGTCATCATCCCGATCTTGTTTATTACCTGATGTCTTTTTTAGTTTGTTGTAGATGGTTTCAATATTGGAGAAACCGTTTTGTTTCTTTAAGTTCTCAAAAAATGATATAGGTCTGTATGTTCTAACTATAATTCTATCTGAATCATCAAGTGAGACTGCACCAATTTGTGGAAATACATTACGTATTGATAGTAACCATAGATCAGGGCCGATATATCCATTAGGTTTCACATCCCAGTCTACTAATGCAAATGAGTTTCCGTAAATCTTTGAATATCTGTGCATCATCCGATGTTTAACAAGAAGGGGGAACTGTGCATTGGCATTAGGGATAATGTATTTATCCAGCATAAGGTTCTTAAGGGTTGCATCTCCCATGTCGTTGGTGCTTATTGGTTTAATCTTTCCGACTCCAATCTGTGCCATAACACGTGCCTCACTCTCTAGTATCATCGTGCTTATCTTATGGTCAAATACTCTTGACCTGCTGTTATTTGAAATGCTATCGCCTAGCTTACCGAAGAATATATCCTCTAATGAATCCCAGAGAGGACGTTTGTTTACAAGGTAATCATTGGATCTTGAATGAAAATCTCGGATCTCTTGTGATGTTGAGTTCATAATTTTGCAAAAAAAATGCCCGACTAATTGTCGAGCTGTCGCACTTACTCTGTGCGTATCACTAACTATATAAAAGTGTATCAGTTATTTATTCCTTGTCAAGCCATTTATTCATTGCCACCTTACTCATAAAGTGTTTACCCTCTAGCTTTTCATTATCACAAAGCTCTGTTTCTGCTTTAAATATATACTTAATTCTATTGTGAAGTATCCACGGTCTTACCTTTGCAAGCTCATTCATTGGATCATTAGTGTCATATCTGTATAATACGCCACCTTTTATCTCCACGTAGCCGGGGAAGATAGTTACCCCATCGTTAATGATGATCTTAGTGTAATCGCAAACTACCTGTGAATTTTTATTTACCATTTTGGTACTTAATTCTTTTTGACTTTGTTACTTTTAACGTCTTAATATTCGGTTCACCATCTGCATCTATAAATATTGTATATGATATTGTTCCAAATTGCATTACTTGTACATCTTTTTCAATAATAGCGTGCAATATTGTACTATTTTTGCTTAGGTTTTTCATAAGTTATAAAATCTCTTACTACAAAGTCAATAATGCGTCCTAGGCTGCATCTAACCTCAAAGTGATAATAGTCATTTACTCGTTTCAATAGCTCACGTTCTATATCAACGTGCGGTTGTATATTCTCTGGTTTAATAGCGTAATCTTCTTTCATAGTTATGAATAATATTTTTTTAAACAATAACAATGTATATGAACCAGCCTTGCACCTTTACCTTTTATATAATTTTGTACCTCACCTAGTCTAACCATCCAGTCTTGTTGGTCTTCATTTTTTTGATTCTTATAATCATAATATATAGGATTATGACAGTAAACACATTTTGCAGCATAATTTTCAATAAGCCCTTGTTTTTCTGATGTTCTTTTATAAACTCCTCGCATAATATATTTTACTAAATATATAACCCCGTCTTTTCATCAAATAACTCATCTACTGGCATATCTGACATAGCTTCACTATCTGTTTGTGGTGCATCACACATCTGATAGAGCTGCCATGCACCTGCCCCACTCATAACTAAATCATCGTGCATACCCTTTTCTGCTTGCGCTTTAGTAGAAGTGTTTGACTGAACTCTAATAAAAGAAAACATCTCGGTTATTGTCGGTCGATCATATATTTGCAAGCTGTTTGCATCTACAGCATTCTTAAAGTCTACTAACATCTTAGGTCTTGTTGCTGTGTTAGTATCCCATCCCAACTTCTCAGTGTTCTCCATGTCTCCTGGTCTTGGCATACGAAATAACTCATACTTATAGTTTATGTTTAATCCTGCAAACCTATCCATCAAGAATACTCCACCGTTATTACGTTCAAGTGCAAATACTGGCTTCACTCTTGTTATATCAAATATCTTTTCAAGTGTTCTATGAATAGTTGGTACTGCTTCGCTTGTCGTCATTGGGTCATGGAATACAAGAGGGATATCAATATTAGTCTTTGATAGAAATTGTATAGCGGTATAATCCCCTAGTCCTGTTGCAGTATCACCAAATACAACAAAGAACTCTCCTTTTTTTATTTCTCGGTATTGCCTATATGCCATATATGTAATTCTCTGTTAATGGTTCTTTAACTACGTTTAAGTAACGTTGTAGTGCTTCTCTATCAAAGTATTGTTGACCCGATGTTATAAACGCCTCCTCAGGTGTCTCTGGGTATTCTTGTTTATAAAGCTCTCTATTGGATTGCATCTTCTTCTCAAGGTACTTCTTATCATAGAATAATGATGCTGCAAAAAATAGTGGATTAAATCCAGTATTACCTAGTACCGACTCATCCCAAAACTCTTTAAACTCATTGAACCCATTAGCAGTCGTTTCTATAATTGTTCTTCCATCAGGTCTTACTGCGTTATCAGCTCCTGCTAGTATCTTCTTTAATGATTTGTAAAATGCTGCTTCTGATAAGTGTAAGTTCTTAATAGTCTTTGATCTACCAAACTCTGTGTTCTCGGCTGTTCCTATCTGATACTTAGAGTTTATAACCTCATTGGCAAGCTCATACTTTGAATTATATTTAAGAGGTATCTTCATACCTGTCTGTCTCTCATAGCTTTCAAGATAGTATTTAACCCTATCAAGAAGTCCTATTGCATTATCTGAATTATCAGCAACTACTACTGTATGTGAATTGTGATCAAGAAGAAAATCACCCATAAATATTCCACCTATAAGAGATGAGAACCCCTGCTGTCTTGCTTTTAATATAATATCTTTTCCAGTGGCTTTTTCAATAAATAGCTTTTGTGAAGAATTGAGAATAAAGGGAACATCTTTCCCTTGTTTATCAATAATTTCTAGTCGTGCCTCTATGAACTTCTCGTATTTTTTAAATGTTAAACTCATTTTTTTCTTTATTCAGAAAGTTGTTAATCTGTACGGGAATAGTAGTGCCTTTATCTTCTCTTGTATTTCCAGCACGTTGTGCTAAATACTTAAAATGTTCCGCACTTCCACGCCTTGCAAACTTAAGCCCTATTGCGTCAACTGTTGGTTTCCAACGTCTTGTGCGCTTGTCATATTCAGCCCAGTACCAATCTTCAAAGCCATCCTGTTTGAGCCACTTATACCAAGCTTGCTCTGTTACTTTACTTTCTCTTGCGATCTCATCTATAACATCTGAATGTGTTCTTACTTGTGTGTCAAGCCATACAAGCATATGGGGAGTAGGTTGAAACTCTTTTGATTCGGTTAACTCCGTTGACTCCTTTTGATCTAGTTTGATACCTTTTGATTTCATTATTTACTTATTTCAATTGTAAATTCTTCATCGAAATATTCTTCAACAAGTTGTGAGAACTCACTTGTTTTGTTTAGATATAAATCGAATGATACTGTTGCAAGTTGGGAATTATTTAGAGATGCTTTTATCTTGTCTGTTGTAGTCTTTGAAAGTATTGCCTTGAATTTAAGATCAGACATAACACTTCATAATAATGCAAACTATATCATTTGTCAATTTGCATTTGACATTCTTAAAATAAAGCATATATTTAATGGATAAAGGGTGACGATGTGTGGAGATATCATGTTGCCGATGTCGGCAAAATGGTAGTAAGAATGAATGAATATCGAATGATTTATATTTTTTTATGGATGACATAAATAGAATTATACCCAAGACCGAGATAAAACCGAAATATATTCCCGTCAAATGTGTAGTCTGCAATGGTCATGGAACTGTTACTTACCAACGAATCAAATGTCATGGATGTAGTGGCAAGGGGTATATATTAGTAGAAGGGACGGAGGTACAGAATGGATAAAAAAACACCACAAGTTGAGGATGGTTATACAAGAATAGCAAATGGAATAATAGAAGAT